GCAGGGCCGTCTGTTTGCGCTGTTCTTCGAGCTGGGCGGTCATGGCTTCCATCACGGGGTTGGCACCTACGCCGATGACGTTGGAGAAACCTTCCGGGCCTTTGAAGGTGGTGGGCTTGGCGTCGAGTTCCTTCTGCTTGGCGATCTGAAGTTCGGCGGCTTCCTTCTGCTTGGCGGCGGCGGCGGCGGCGGCAGATTCTGGTGATGCTGCAACTCGTTCGGCGTTTCTACGCTCGAGGACCTCTTGGACGCCTGTGTTTTCTCGGTAGTCATTAATTCCAACCATTGAGCCTGCGAAGAATGCGGCTCTGCCCAATGTATCAAACATTCCTTTGCCTTCTGAAACGTATTGAAACATCGCCTTTTCAGCCTCTGAGACGGAAAAAGTCCCGGCACCTTCTTGACCCAGTTCGTCTGCTACTTCAATTTGAGCAAGACGGGCGTTTCTTCGGTCTAAAATGTCTTTGTTTCGACGGGCTATTTCCCTTGCTCCTGTGATTGTCCCAGCCCGCATATACTTGTTCTCGCCCTTCTCCGCGTCGGCCAGGGCGTCACGGACTTCCTGCCGGGACTTCTCGATGGCGCCCGAGATCATGTTGATGGCCTGATTCAGAATGACCATCGGCGCGGCGAACGACAGGAACAGGTCCTTGCCGAAGGACTTGAACTTGGACTCGATGCCCTGCAGGTTCTTCTCAAGGTAGGAGACGGACTGCTTGACGCGGTCCGTGACCTTCTCGGCGTTGGTGTCCCCGTTGATGCTGAATTGGATGACGTTGCTCATGCTTGCTTGTCGAGTTCGTCCAGGAGTTGTTCTTCTTCGGTGGTCAGGACTTTCAGCTCGGCGCCCTTGATGACGGCGAAGGCCGAGTTCATCCAGATCGCCTGCGACTCGGGCATCGTCCAGGCCCTGGTCTCGGGTATTCCGTTGGCCACGAGATTCGCCACCACCGACAATACCCAAGGCAGTCCGTTGGAATCACCCGAGCGGGCTCGCTTCTCCCAGAACTTAGGCCAAGCCTCGACCAGCACGAGCCGGGCGAAGCGGTCAATCTGTTCGGCGAAGTATTCGGCGTTGTTCGCCATCTTGCCCACATACCAGGAGTCCATGAACGAGGGCTTGCCGATGGGCTCGCCGGCGCAGATCTTGACCGCCACCAGCAGGTCCACCGGGCGGATGTTCGCGTCCGAACGCAGGAGGGGACTGTCCGCCGCTTCCAGCTGGACGCGGTGAATCAGCGCGAAAGGCGCGACCCGGCGCCCAAGAATCTTAACTTGGTCAGAAGGGTCCGTGAAGGCGCTCAGGAAGCGCCGGTCCATTTAGGCGATCCCCTCGTATCCGACAGCGGTGACAGAGACGGCGGAGTATCCGCGGTTGCTTCCCTTGTCCGAGACCTTCGTGACCCAGCCGTTGAAAGAGGTGGACGCGCTGCCTTCGGTATAGGAAGAATTGGCGTTGACCGTGACGGCGAAAGTCGAGCCGAGGGTGGGCATCGACGAGGTTTTCGCGATGAGCTCCACGGTGATCTGGCTCCGTCTGTCGTCGCCGCGCCATGCGACGGTCAGGCCGTTCTCGTCCACGATGGTGGCTTCGGAGGTGAACTCACCATCATTGGTGTATGATTGGACCACGGCGTTCGCGACGGTGGTGCTTCCGCAGCCATAGATTGCCGAGACCCCTTTGACGATAGCAGCCATATACCTATTGCTCCCTAGTTCGGGTTATTGGGGGTTCACGACCACCAGCACGTCATAGGAGAAAACGGACGCCCAGGAGCGTTCGTTGACCCCCTCGTCCTCGGCGGTAGGGGTGACGTCATAGCAGAGGGCGTCGCCCCCGGCAACGAAGGCGGCCTTGATGAGGGCCAGGTCCTGCATGGCTCCGGCTACGGCGGCGCAGCGGGCGCGGTGATCCGCGAGGGTCGTGTCGTCGGCGGAGTCGAAGACGGTGATGCGGACCCCGCAGGAGTAGTTGCCTAGGCCGTCAGGGAAGTCGTTAGGCAGGCGGGCGGAGTCGCAGAGGACCACGGCCTTGGGCAGGACATTGGTCTCGGCTGAGTCCCCGGTGTAGAAGGTGACGCCGTTCAGTTCTGTCTGGCTGTCGAGGTAGGAAGCCAGGACGGCTTCGACGATGTGGCGGGCTGATTTGGTTCCGGGCATAAGGTTATTTGCGGCGGTTGGCGCGTTCGATGGCGTCTCGGATTCGAGCCTGCACGGTGGCGTTCAGTTGGCGAACTCGATTTCCGTAGACGATGTTCTCGGTGTTGGCCTCGCTGGCCACGTTGTTGATGTTGCCGATGAAGTTCTGGACGGTCATGGAGACCCTGGCCTTCGTCACGGACTGGCTGAAGGCGCCCTGGGCCGAGCGGATGTTAGCGTCCACCCACGGAGCATTGTAGGCGCCGGAGTTCATCTCCTTGCCCTTTGTGTTCACGGACTTCGGAATCTGTCGCAAGGCCACGGCCCAGCCGGCCTTGACGCGGCCCACCTTCATCTGTCGTTCTTGGATGTAGGCGTTGAGGGCGGAGGTAGTGTCAACCAGGTATTGGGGGCCGTTGTATCTCTGCCCCTTGGGCCAGCGTCCGTTGACGGCTCCCTTGGCTTGGTTGTGGATAGGACGCAGGTCCTTCGTGAAGTTCTTGGAGGCCCGCAGGTTCTCCCGGACAACGGTCTTGTTCAGGTAGTTCTTGGCCTTCTCCTGGGCTCTCCTCCAGTTGGTGTCCTCCATGATCTTGCGCATGACCGGGGACAGGGCCCTGATCTTCGACTCCGTGACGTCCTGGTGCAGTTCATAGAAAGCCTGCGAGTTCTGCGTCCTGACGGCGCTGACGATCTTGCGGAGGAACACCGGGCGACCACGCACCGGGTCGTCTTGGGCGATGAAGATGCGGCGCACGTCGTTGCCGAGCTTGTTGGCGCCGGCACGGCGGGCGGCGTCCAGCAGGCCACGGCCCCCGCCCTTGGGCATAGGAGGGGTGAAGGTCATGGCGTCCCGGCACATCAGGCGCATCTGCTCCCGGGAAATCATCTCGACGTCGCCCTGAACCTGATTGGCGAACTGGTCCATAGCCGCCTTGAAGTCCGCGTAGGACTTCGGGTCGATGGCTGCGTTGGACTTCTTGGCCATTACTGGTTGTCGTCGACGCACTCCAGCTCGATGACGGCGCTGGCCTGCTTGTAAGCCTGACCCTTGATGCGGAGGACCTGCCCGTTGACCGTCAGCTTCTTTCCTTCGCCTAGGGCGGCGATAGGGACGCCGGAGACGATGGTGGCTACCTGACCCCCGACCCGGCCATCAGAAGCCGTCCAAGGGGCCGTAGCGGCGGCGAAACGCACCGTCCACATCTTCTGGTCAACGAAGCCCCCCGCGTCGAACTTAGGGGTGTTCATGGGGCGGGACAGGCCGACGAGGAACAGGTTGCCCCCGACGGTGGCAGGGACGCCTACGTCCGCCAGGATTACCTTCATGTCTGCGAGAAAGGTCGAATAGATGCTCATGGGAGGAAAAGGGGGATACAAAAAAGCCCCCATCGCTGGGGGCTGTTCAGAGGCTCAGCCCCGATTAGGGGTTGTAGACCGAGGCGATGGTGCCCGTGGTGATCGCCTTGTTCGCGCCGAACATCAGTTCCATCGAGCCGATGACGTTGCGGGTGCTCTTGTCGATCCACACGTTGTAGTAGACGTTCAGGCCGAGACCTTCGACCGGGACGACCTCGCGGACGAGGAAGTCGGAGCCGACAGCCTCGAGGTCCGGGGCCGCAGCGGCCATCGCGATGGCTTCCGAGGAGCAGGCGAAACCAGCGAGCTTGGCTTCCGAGGGGAAGGACGAAGCGTAGAAGATGCCGCCGTCGAAGCCGTAGGCACCAGCGGAGAGCGGGAGGCCAGTCGTGGCGGTCGGGATGAGCTGGCTGTAGATGCCCGGGTTGACGATGAGGGTCTTGCGACCAGCCTTCGAGACGCCGGCCCAGAGAGCCTTCAGCTGAGCCGAGCCAGGGACGACAGCCGAGTCAGCGGCGGTCACGGTGGCGGCGCCGAAGTTGGCGACGGTGATGGGGGCGGTGGCGGCGGACCAGATGGAGTCGGCCAGCTTGTCCATGTTGATCTTCAGGATCTTCTCGAGGCGGATGCCGTTCTGGACATCAGCGTAGGAGAGGCCGAAGGGCTGGTAGAGGTGGTTCAGCGAGACGGCGGTCGCGCCGAGGGTGCTGTCGCCGATGACGTTGAACGCGGTCGGGTTGGTCAGCGTGGTGCTGCCGGCGGTGGAGAGGGCGACCTGGACCACGTCCTTCGGGCGCTTCACGTCGCCGGAGAAGTCCGAGGCGAAGTTGGAGAGACCGGCGAGGCGGTTGGCGAGGGAGGTGAGGCTCAGCTCGGCGACGGTATCGACGATCAGGGCGCTGTTGATGGTGTTAGGCATGGTAGCTTAGGAGGGAGGGTTGAAAGATTATTTGGCGGAAAAGAGGACGGCCTTGTGCTTCTTGAAGAACGCACGGCGCTCAGGGCCGGCAGGCATCGCGGCGTATTGGTCGGCGAGCGACACGGCGGCGGCGGCGGCGGTGGACTGAGCCTTGACGGGCTCGACGCCGGAGGAGGCGAGGATGCTCGCGGCTTCCTTGGCGCCGGACTGGGCGGACGCTTCGAGGGCGGCCACCTTGGCGTTGGCTTCTTCCAGCTTGGCGGCGAGGTCAGCCAGGGCGGATTCCTTCTCGGCGAGGGAGACCTTGGCGGCATCCAGTTCGGCAGAGATGCTGACGGCGGCGGCTTCGACGCTCTTGCGGAGGTCGTCGCGCTCGGCGGTCAGGGAGATGACGGCGGCCTCGGCGGCCTTGAAGCGTTCTTCGATGGTAAGGGCCATATACTTATTGCGGAGCAGTTCGGGTTGAGAGGCTTTGGCGTCCTCGTCCTCGTCGTCGTCCTCATCCTCATCCTCATCCTCATCCTCATCCTCGTCGTCGTCGTAATCCTCGTCCTCGTCCTCATCCTCGTCGCGCGCGTCCTCGAGGAGCTGGACGTTGTCCGCGCCCTCCTCGTCCTCGGCCACGGCGACGGCCGAGCGGCCGCCGGCGCGGCGCAGGGCAGGGGAGGGGTTGGCGGCGACGCCGGCAAGCGCCACGGCGGCGCGGCGCTTGCCCAGCAGGCCCGCGATGAGGCCGGACCAGTCGTACTGCCAGACGGGCTCGAGGAAGGCGAGCCCGCGCATCACGGCGGCCGGGATGCGGAAGACCACCTCGTCCGCCGCCACCACGGCGCCGATGGCGAGCGCGCACAGGAGCACGAGGCTGGTGGCGAAGCCGCTGAAGCGTGCATGGAGCTCGGTGGCGACCCATTGCGGCACCAGGCCTGCCTCGACGCCCGCGACGGGCCCGAGGCGCGGGAACCAGAGGGCGTGCAGCGCGCCGAACGCGACCATCAGGATCACCGCCCCGATGGCGCGGAGCCACAGGTGCTGGGGCCGGAACCCGAACGGCACGGCCGTGATCGCGGCGGGGCTCGTCGATCACGTCCGCACGCCGAGCTCGCCACCGCGGGATCGGGCGGCAGGCAGCCGCATCGGCGTGGGAGGGCTTCTGGGACCGACCGCGGTCGATCTGCCGCATGGCGAACTGGTGATGGCCGTGGGGCGGCACGGGTATTGCGGCATCGTGCGCCTGGAAGACGGTCGCATCGATCTGGCCGCGGCGATTGACCG